GCCGCCGGTGCCGTGCAGGACAGGCGGGCGTAGATGGTCGGGCGAACCGCTGCGATTAGGCCGACGCTGGCCTTGGCGGTAATGCCCTGGGTGAAGGTGAAGTGGCTGCGCACCGGCTTGGCGCGGTTCACTTCGGCAATGACCTGATCGACAAAGGCCGCCGTCGCGGGCGCGCCATTCTGATCAAGGTTCAGAACAAGATCGAAGGTGTGAGGATCGCCCCTCGGCTCGCGCTGCCACCATTCGCGGATTGCTACCGAGCCACCGAAGCTCTGAATGACGGCACGCACCGATGCGGCGGTGCCTTTTTGCCGGGCAATGGAGATGGCCTTGCGGACCCGCTCGCGCTTGATGGGTTCGGACCAGTCCGATGACCAGTTGTCGAGCGACAGGCCCCAGGCGAGCCATGGCAGCAATTCGGGCGGGCAATCGTCGGGCGACCAGACCGACCGGACGGGCGTCGAAATATCGAGCAGGCCGTGCGCGACCTGCTCCAGCGCCCTTTCAAGCGGCGTCGATCCGGGGGGCAGCAGCGACGGATAGGTCATTCGCCCGTCCCGGCATAGTTGACCGTCGTTCCGGTGCAGAAGGGGGCCTGTGTCCTCGACACGATGATGTCGGCGACGGGCGCGGTCAGGGCGACATTCTGCACGCCTTCGACATGGAGCGCGGCGAACAGGCCGGATCGGGTGATGTCGCGGCCAAGGCGGTGGCTTGCCTCGATATAGGCGTCCAGGCTCGCCTGCGCCGCCGCGATGACGACGCCGCCATCTGGACCGCTGAAGGTCGTTAGCGTCGCTGCGACCGCATATTCCATAATTTCGGCGGACTGAACCGTGACGAAGTCGGTCAGCGGGCGGCGCGTTTCGTCCGAAACATAGGCATCGACGGCAGCGATCAGCGCAGGGGACGCTTCGCCGGATCCGGTGCGCGACAGAACGGAAACCAGAACCTCGCCCGGAGACGGGCTAGTAGCGCTTGCGTCCAGGACGTCGGCGTCGGCCGACAGGGCATGGAAGATATAGGCCCCTTCTGGCCCCGCCACAGAATAGCCTTCGGGGGCCAGAACCATGCGGCGGCGGAAATCATTGTCGCTTTCCATGACCGCCGGGATGCCCAGCACTTCGTCAGCAGGCGTGATGGTGAAGCGAGTTATGCCGAACAGCGCCGCGATATTGTCGAGGTCGGTGCCAACGGCATAAGCAGGCATGACGGCGCGCGCGGCGTCGTTCACCCGCTGGCGCACCATCTGGACGATGTAGGATACGACCTGCAGGATCTTCGTCGCGGGATCGCTGTCACGCGCCACGAAGTCGGGCATCAGCTGCTGCATGCGCACGACGGCGGCCGCCTGGATCGTTTCGAAATCCAGAGCCTCTATGATGGCGGGCGCGGGAAGGCGCGACAGATCAACGGCGGTGAAGGTAGCATCGGCCATGGCGGCCATGTCGGGGTAGGCGATGGGAGTGCGCCATGCCCCTGCATTTGGACAGGCGGCTATCCAAATGGAATGCGCAGAGCAATTTGCGAGCGGCCCATCTCAGCTGCTGGGCTTGGGGGAAAACGGCCCGACATGTCGGTGGAGGAATGCTCCACCGATCAATCAATCACGAATTGCGAAGCGGGGCCGTGATCGCAGCATAATTACATTCGGCGGGAGCGCCGCTGAGATAGGCTTGCATCAGCGCCTCACTTTTCGCGCGATCGACCATTTCAAGGTGCTCTTGCTCCTTGTGCTGTGCGAGAGCCGCAGTTTCAGGATGGGCAAGCATTCTCTGCGCGGCCTGTAAACCCTCAGCCGTCCGGCTCAAATGATAGCTATGCTGAACGACGCCACGGCGGATCAGTTGATCCATGACGAGCAACTCCCCCGGCAGCTGAATGTCAGGAAATTCGGTCTGGTGGAGCGTTAGATCAGTTTTTAGGCCCTCATGTTCGAGCCATGCGTGCGAAATGAAGATATCGTCGGTTCCATCATTCACATAGCCCACAACCGGAACGGTCACGATCCCATGTTCATCGGCGAGATAGCGATGGAGCGTCATCGTCACCAGATAACAGCCGCCGGTGAATCGTTGCGGCGCGATGAAGCCTTCAAATATCTTGATGGCGCTCGATGCGACGATTTTTCCTTCATCCGATAGCGAGGATAGCAGCTGCGTTTTTGCGTCGCCGTATGCCTTGGCCTTGTTCTTCGCTTCCCCCATTCTCGGCACTCCCTGCTTGTCGATTGGAGCGCCATAGTTGCGAATGGTTGTGCTCGCCAGAGCCAACGGATGGGTCAGGCTTCGGCGACATGGGTATAGAGCAGATCCAGCAGCTGCTCGCGGTCCGCTGCTGTCGTGCCGAGCAGTTCGCGCTTGGGATAGGGCACGGCCTTGGCGCGGAGCGATGGCTTGTCGCGCAGACCATATTGGTGGACGCCCGCGATCTGCGACAGCTTGCCCGAAAAGCCGACCCAAAAGCCCTGATCATCCGCGCCTGTGCGCAGGAATCGCCCGCTGGCCAAGCGCCGGAACATAGCGCGGCGGCGCAGCCCGCCACGGCGGCGCAGGCTGCTGCCGCCCGCGTTGCGATGCTCTTCCGGCACCGGAAGCCACTTTACTACCTTGTCGAACTCGAATGAGCGTATCCCGCCCGCCTCAATATCGAAGCCGGTCATCATGCGGCCTGTCGTCCAGGCGAAGGATTTCATGATGACCTTGCGCGGCTCGCCGCCGCCGCCGGATGGATAGAGGAAACATGTCGCGCCCCGGCCCGACACTGGCGGGGCTTTTTCCTTCCGCGCCTCGAATTTTGAACCGTCAGGCTGGCGCTGGGCGGCGATGCGCTCGCGCTGGCTTTGTGCCAGGGTGCGGGCCATGCGGCGCATGAGGGTGCGGCGCTGGCCTGATGACAGGCTGCGGATCAGTGCCCCGGCGATACGCTCGATCTCGGCAAGGTCTTCGCTCATGCGTCAGGTGGAATTGCCGGGGTCAGATCAGCGTCGGGATCGTTGGTTTCCGCCAGCAGTTCGGCATTGCCGAAGCCCTGTAGGAAAGATGCTGTCACGCCATCGAAAGCATCGGCGAAGTTCGGTTCTGGCGGATGCTGAATGTCATATCCGCTGCCATCGCCGCGAGGGATGACCAGGACGCTTTCGGTCAGGTCGATCGAGATCAGGATGTCGGACGCCTCGCTGTCGAGCAGTTCGGCTTCGAAGGTGAAGGGCTGGGCATCTGACCGGCGCAGCAACTGGGGTTGCTCCTTCTCGATCCATGCCAGCATCGGCACCATGATCGTGTCGGCATCGCCCGCGAAATCCCAGATCCCGACCTTGAGCGTATAGGCATAGGCGAACGACAGGGTGCGGGACTGGCGCGTGCTGACCTGCCCACCCTCGACATATATCTGCAGGCGGTCGGGATGGGTTTTCAGGTCGGGCAGGAAGGCGGTGAGCCATTGCCGCAGGCTGTCGGCCTTGCGCATCGTCAATCCGCCTGTGCGTTGGCCAAGCGGGCCTGTGTCTGCAGTTCGATCAGGGTGGCGCGGATCTGGCCCGCGACATCATAGATATTGGTCAGGCTTCCATGACATTGCGCGCCGGTCATCTCGCCGGTTTCAGTCCGCTGCACCTTGGGCAGTGGGGCGGGTGTCGCCAGCAACGCCCCAGAGATCCTCACTGTTGGCCGTGGCGGCTGCGCGGTCGAGCAGGCCGACGCCATCAGCATCAACGCACTTGCTGCGAAAGATCGGGCGTTCAATGACCTTCTGGCTTTCATGGTAGATTTCCCTGACGCTGCCCTGCCGGGCATATTCTTGACCCTGTGCGGCTTCGGATGAGGCGTCCAACTGGCCCTGCAGCTTTTTCCGTTCCGCATCCCGCGCGTCGTCGGCGCGCTTTTGCGAAGCCTGCTCCTGGGCGACGCCGATGCTGATCCCGTAGACGAAGCAGCCGATTCCTGCGGCGCACGCGGCCAGCGCGGCGGCCATGGCGAGGTGCGATTTCCCGATCATGCCAGCAGGCCCTTGAAATAGGACCGGCGCGCATAGGTCAGCACGTCATGGCGCAGTCGGCCGTCGCGATAGCTGACGTGGATCCAGCCACTGTTGGGCTGGCCGCGCGTGTAGTTTTCCAAGATCAACTGGTCGAAGGCGATATGGTCGCGGATGAAGCGGGCGACCGTTACATTATCGACGCCGCTTATCTCGAAATCGGCGGCTTCGCCCTGCGCGTGCTGACTGCTGGAGGAAGATCCCACAGAGCAGTTGCATGGCCGCGGTCTGGCGCGCGCCGGGGGTGTTGGCGAGGCCCTGCGCGCGCGCCGTCGCGGACGCCGTGAATTCGGCCAGGCTGAAATTGGGGGACAACTGCATGGGTCAGTCCTTCCTGGGCAAGAAGCGGTCGATGAGGCGGCCCGGCACGCTGGTCAGCTTGTCGGTGATTTCGCGCGCGAGCCGGGGCGTGGCATCCACCGCGATCAGGGCGATGCCAAAGGCGATGGACTGGGCGACGAAGCCTCCCCATCCGGTCAGGGCAATCACGGCCAGTGTGGCGTAGTAGCTGACGGTCGATCCGACGATCCACTGCAGGAATCGCTGACGGAATGGCAGCGCGGGCTTCCAAGCCTGCGCGACAGCTGACCCAATCAGCGAAGGGGTGAGCGAACCGATGAGTTCGGCGGCGGATTCCAGAAGGTGGCGCAGGTCCATGGATCAATCCCAAAGCTGAATGAGGGGAAGCACGCGCGTTGCGCTGGCGTCGGCGGTTGCGGGCACGATGACGATGGTGCCGAGCGGAAGGATGGGGCCAAGATCGGCCAGCCCCGGATTGGCGTCGCAGACGCGGGAAATCTCGCTGGGACCAAGCCCGGCATCGCGCCACAGCATCAGGTCCAGCTTGTCCCCTGACCGGGCAACAAGGCGCTGCTCCGACGCCATCAGATCAGGTCCACCACGGTTCGGGTCGCGGCGCAAGCTGCCGATCGCGGAGGCGGCGTCATTGCCTTCCGCACCGCCTGCGGCCGTCGTGTCGAAATCGGGATGCCGCTCGATCAGTTCGGCCTTCGCATAGAGGGCGATGGCGCGGTGATAGCGGAACAGCTGCACGCTCTCGCCGTCCAGCTGTGGCGCGGGCACGTCGATAAGGGCGGCATGGCCTGCAGCGATCGCAGCCGCAGCGAACGCCCGCAGGTCGCTTTCGGCCGTCATGATCGCACCGAGGATAGCGGCGCGCAGGCGGGCGGGCGTGATGCTGGTTGGGATCCTGGCAGCTTCACGCACGTCCGCAGGGTCGATGTCCGGGAAGAAGCCGTCATTGATGACGGTCGCATCTTCTTCCGGCGGCAGCTCGATTTCGGATGCGGGCGGGCGGGCGACGAACGTCATGCCATGATCAGCCTTGCGAAGCCGGAACCCGCGTAGATGAAGATGACGAGCCCGGCGATGACCATGCTCCAAGCCATCCAGGCCATGCGCGACACCGTCGAACGGCGGC